CGGACTGGTGGGAGGACAAGCTTGAGTCATGGCTCGGTGTGGGCAAAGACAAGCTTCCAACCCCAGCTCCAGCTGCCACACCGGTGGCGCCAGCGTGACAACTTCACACTGGATAATGTTGGTCACAGTTTTGATCATCATAGCGGTGATCACTACGGCCATCATCATCTCACGCCGCAAAGCGGCTGTCGCACCGCCACGCCAATACAAGGATGAGGCCGAACAGCAAGCGGCCCAATCCAAGGCGAGGTTCGATGCTGAGGTGAAGAGGGTGGAAACCGAGTCCAACAAGATGCACGAGCGGATTGATGCCGCAACACGCATCAAGGATGAGGCCAAGCGACTTCAAACCTTGGCAGAGCTGGCGAATCAATCATGACACTTCGGCGTCATCGATTCGGCTTGCTAGCTTGTGTGCTAGCTGTGGCACAACTTGTAGCCACTACCGCTATGGCTGACCCCACTACCGCAGCGCCTGGGACAGCCTCGCAACCCTCCCAAGCAGTTCCGGTGAAGGTGGTACCTATCCTCAAGGGCTCGACAGCTCCATTCAGCGGGCTCTTGGTTCCTGAGGCAAGGTTCGTTGAAGACCTTCATCGGAAAGTGGACAATGACGAGTTGAAGTACAAGCTCAAACTCCGGACTTCCCATCACGAGGAAGATGCCAAAGTCTGGCAGACCGGTTTGAAGGCTTGTCAACAGGATTTGAACAAGCGTGCCGAGCCCACACCTTGGTACAAATCGGTTCAATTCTGGCTCCCAGTCGGGCTGATCGTTGGTCTGGCCGGCGGCATCGCCATTTACCACGGCGCATCTGAACTCGCTCACAAATAGCCTTTCAGCCAATTATCGGGTAAGCGTATAGCAGAGAGGTCACATGCTATACATGAATCTTGACAGTGTCCGTATCACCTTCCAAGACATCAGAGATGATGCGCTTGAGTTGGTTGACTCGGTGACCAGCTATCCGTTAAAGAACGCCTGGTTCAGTCCAGCATTCCGGTCCAAGCGTTGGGATGGCAAAGAACATCTGATGACCTTCAGCAAGGTGCACGGATACCGCGTGTTTGCCGGGTGCACTTCCGACATCGTTGAAGCGTTCGACAAGGCAGGCACACAATACCAGATCATTGACAAGCGGCCGGTTCCCAAAGGTGGCGTTGATCACGGTTGGACCGGGAAGATCATGTCGCACGGCAAGGTCGTGGACCTTGAGGTGAGAGACTATCAAGAGCAGGCTGTAAGGGCCATTCTAGGGTGGCGAGCGCCACGAGGGCGCTGTATGGTCAGGATGCCTGTACGCTCGGGCAAGACCGTGACTGCTGGCCTTCTGACTGGGGCTCTGGGCGTGAGGACGCTGTTTGTGGCGACCTCTGACTTGCTCCTGAATCAGACAGCCGACCTCTTCAGGTCCATGTTCAACAAGCCAATCGGGATTGTCGGCGGCGGTGTGTGGGATCCACAAGACATCACGGTGGCCACGATTCAAACGCTCACCGCCAGAGTCAAGCCTGACAAAAAGAAGAAAAAGCAACCTGACTTGGGCTACCTTCCCAGGGACAAGGAGTTGATGAAGTGGATCAACAGCTATGACCTGATGATCTTCGATGAGTGTCATCACTTGAATGCGACGAAGTGGAAAGAGATTGCGCTCAACTCGACAGCTTACTGGAAAGTGGGGCTCAGCGCGACAATCTACTTGGACAGGACCAAGCCCAACGAACGGGAAAACATCTGGTTGAAGGCGTGTACTGGCGATGTGGCCTACACCATCACGACCCGGCGACTGATTGAGGAAGGATGGTTGGTGAAGCCTACCATCGAGATTCACAAGCTTGATTTGAAGGTTCTGGACGGTGATGATTGGGTGGAGGATGAGGTATACAGGAATGGCATCGTGGTGAACGACAAGCGCAACACGTACATCGCCAAATTGGCTGCGGCGGCCGTGAGGGATGACAATTCCAGAGTCATGGTCATCGCCCAGCAGCACGATCAAATCGACACATTGTGGACTTGGATTGAGCACCTCGGCATCAAGGCTGAACGGCTCACCGGGAAGATCACAGGCCAAGAGCGGCGCGGAGTGCTGAACCGTTTCAAGGACGGCAGAACACCAGTTCTGGTCGGCAATGTGTTTGGTGAAGGAGTGGACATTCCAGAATGTGATGTGGTAATAAATGCTGAAGGCGGTGAGAGCAAGAAGAAAACCATACAGCGTATGAGGAATTTGACGCCAAGTCCTGGAAAGGACCACGTCAGAGTCATTGATTTCGCTGACAGCCATAACAAACACTTGGCCAAGCATTCACGGCGACGCATTGCCACGTATCGTGACGAAAATGCTTTTGATATCGTGGTGATATAATTTCCACTCGACTTTTGTGGCCGTCCCAGGGTAATAATACTGCTTGTCGGCGGATAAGTGAGTTGGTCTTCTGATGAGGGAGGTTGATTCAACGGAACGTCGATGGCTTGACAACGGCGGTTTGAATCTTCGGATTAGAACAGCCGAAAGCAAGTCTGGGAAGGGGTTGGACTTGGGACGTTGATCAGAAATGGTCATAACTCCAAGCTTACTAAATGGGCCAACCCCAGGCCGATGGAAAGATGGGATCCATTGGACCGTTTTTGATTTTTCGTTCGGGACTCGTCACCTGAACATACGGCGCAACAAGGCCGTTGGATGTGTAGGAGAAAACATTTCAAAACCGAATAATTTGCTTTTGACCCCTCAGTGAGTTTTGAGCTAGCAACTTCCTGAAGTTGTCCGTCGTGAGGCGGGCATCCTCAAATTCCTGCGCATCCGCAGGAAGTTGCGTGGGTAGGTGCCCGGCTCATGACGAGGCTTGCTGAGGGGTCATTTTTACCAGTGATCAATGAACTACTTTTCCCTACCCTTGGCGAGTAAAACATTTGAATCACTGATATAATTGGAGCTTGACATGCATGAGTCTCAGGGAGGTATTCTATGGCAATTGTAACTGAGGCTCTTCATTCGCTCATCGACCCTGACATACAACGAGCAATCAAGAAAAAGCTCACCCTGCTCGAATTCACTGTATGGTCCTCAATCGTCAGTCTCAACCTTGCCGGCCGGTTCAATATCTCCTCACGATACCTAGCCAATCACGCAAACATCTCAGGACAGTCAATGGTTGGGGCGCTGATGTCGCTTGAAAGGAAGATGTGTGTCAAGAGGGCCAAGGCCGGCGGCGGCCGGTTCACGGCACAGGTCATAGTCGCCCAGCACCCACCAGTCACCATCGACCGACACGCAGCCATCGGACTATCCCAAGACGTTCACGAAGTGTTCCTGGCAAATGCCTACGCTCAGCTGGGAGCCAAGGTTGATACCAAAACGGGCGAAATCAACTGGGACTGCCCAGAGCTTCAGGAACGTCTTGCTGAAGTCCAGAAACACACTGCTGAAGTCCAGAAAGCTCAACATTCGGCGAAACAGACCATTGAAGCTCAACATTCGGCGGCGACGAACGTTGTGTTAAGTCCTGAAGATTTAATGGCAGAATGTGATCTTCATTCTAAAGAATCGTTTCTTCCTTCGGAAGAAACTAAGAACCTAGTACATAAGGGAGATTCTAACAACCACCGTGTGGCTCACGCCAACACGTCGGATTGTTCACAGGAAGAACAACTCACCTCACCTCCTGGGACAACCGATGAAAGCACAATGCCGGTTGTAGCTTTGACTCCCAGGAACAAGGGCGGCCGGCGACCTGAAGACCCAGTCAAAGCTGCAGCGCGCAAAAAGCCGGCCAAGCGACCTTCCCAGAACGGCGACATGGCTTTGATTCAGATGAGCAAGGACGCCAAGCGTGAGTTGGTGCTCTCAAAATCCAAGGCCCAGGGCGTCCAGATCAAGAAGCGCAGGTTGCTACAACTCCTGGCCGGACGCATCAAGGACAAGTACATCAAGGCACGGCGTGACGCAACAGGTGCACCCTGGTACGCCAACGGAGTCTGGGACCCCAGCTTCATCAAGGTCGCCAGCCTCATGATAGAGTACCAAATCAAGTTCGATGACTTCTTGGACTACTGTGTTACTGAGTATGCGAAGTTCGTGAAGGGCGTTGAGTACCCAACCCCAAGGATGCTTCACGCTCGTGAGATGTGCGAGCGGTTCTCAATGTTCGACCCGTCCAAGGTGAATGGCAGCCGATTCGAGATTCAAGGCGGCATCAGCTACAAAGAGTTTGAAAAGTACGACATGGATTCAATGGAGTTGCTAGTGGCAGCAGGTTTGCCGGTTCCGCCAGATGATCCGCCTCACCTTCGTGGTATGGCGCTGGATAATATCATGTTTTTCGTTGATGCCATACCGGCATCTGGCGACCTTGATGAAGCGTATGGCTCACACATATGCGTGATTGCAAGTCGTGAAAAACCAGACAAGCTAAAAGCGTGGGCTCAGAAACGTGGAGTGCAGGCTACATGGAGCAAGGTTGTGGCCATGGCCCGTACCCACATCGGTACTGAGCGTGAGGCGCTTTGGGAGCCGATCATACGCATACACGATGAGATATCAGGGGTGAATTGAAATGATACCGTTGGACAAGAACCATGACGACCGGCTGCGCATGTGGTACGGCGACAGGATAGCAGCACTCAAAGGACAGTGCGAGAAGTGCGCAGGCGAGGGCATCATCATGGCTGATGAGTCCACGGGCAGCGAGTGTGAATGCATCAAGCAAGGCAAATTCGAGTTGAAGATGCTGCGCGGCAATGTGCCTGAGGAGTACTGGCAAGAGCCAGAATTCAACGTGGCGTCCACCTTCCCATCAATCAAAGACTACCTGGTGCAGCTCGGTGAGAGCCGGCCGAAAGGGTTGATGCTGGCTGGCTCGAATGGGACTGGCAAGACAACCAAAGCCTGCTACGTGTTGAGGCGGGCGGCTCGGGCCGGGATGGGAGTGTTCAGGATTGAGGCGCCAGAGATTGTCCGAGTCCAGAGCATGGTCAGGTCCGGAGCATACTGGGCTGATATGTGGCTTCAGACCGGGATGTTCCAACCCGTCGTGAGCATCGATGAGATGGGCTCAGAGTTCGGCAAGAGCTTCACAGGCGGCGAGATCAGGACGCTGATGGCCTACTTCATCAAGCATCGAAGTGAAAACAACCTGCCCACGATCATCTGCACCAACATGTCGTTCAAGGCTTTCAAGGAAGCATTCGGTGAGTCCATCTCCAGCGTTGTTCATGGTAACAAGTTCGTGGCCGAGTCCCTGATTGAAGCTGATTGGCGGCAGCAATGAGGGTGGAAGTTGACCCGATTCTTGAGAAGCAAATCATCGCCCAGGCGGCTGAAGACCCGGTATTCAGAACCAAGGCCAAGGGTATCCTGAACGGAACACCGTTCAGCGACCGTGGCATGATGTGGATTTGGACGACCATTATCGGCGCTCCAGCCAATGAGCCGATACCGCGTGAGGTGATTGAGGCCAAGGCTTCAATGGCGTTCGGCGGCGACCCGGACAAGCTTGAGAAGCACGAGTTGTTGATAGCACAAGTGTGGGCGCATGTCGGCTCGGCAGAGACCAGCCTGGAGTGCCTTGAAGAAGTTCAGAGCTACATCAAGCTTGAGCAGGGCGCTCTACAAGCAGCGAAGCTGTTGGAGGATGGTGACCTGGAGAAAGCCTGGGAGATCATTTCCAGGCTGAAGCGTGTGGACTCTGGCGCTGCTAGCCACGTGCGGTACATTGAGAGCTGGGAAGCTCGGCAAGAAGCGAGGGCGCTGGCAGCGTCAGCGCACCACCAATACATACCCACCAGAATCAAGTACCTGGATGAGATCATCGACGGCATCCAGCTCAGCGAGTTTGGATTGATAGCTGGCACGACCGGCCGTGGCAAGTCCATCATCGCTACCAATGTGGGATTCAGCAGCGCTGTCCAGGGATTCCCAACTGCCATCTTCAGCACAGAGATGCTGGCCGACCAAGTGTCCACGCGCATCGATAGTCGCATGACGCGGATTCCATACCGGCGCTTCAAGCGATATGACTTCAGCCGGGCGGATGAGGCGCGGCTCAATGAGATGATCGCCAGGCGCAAGAAGCAGCTCAAGGACAAGCTCCACGTGTTCGATGCTCCCATCGGGCGCTGCGACACATCCTTCATTGAAGAAAAGCTCGTGGACCTCGACAGCGAGGGAATCAAGATTGCTTGTGTCATCGTTGACTCGCCTGATCACTTTCAGAGCATGCGAAGGTACGATCAGAAGCGACACGAGCAAGCAACCGTGTTCTGGGCGCTGAAAGGGCTCGCACGCGGCGAGGGCGCGTTGACGCGGCGGATGGCTGTTTGGGCAACCACACAAGCGCCACAGGAATTTGAACACAAGGTTGCCGGCACCAGGGGCGTGAGCGAGACATATGACAAGGCGCGCATCGCCGATATCATGCTCACGCTCAACCAGACGGCAGACCAAGAAAAGACCGGCGAGATGATACTCAACCTTGCCAAATATCGGGACGGTGAGACACGGCGGCGAATCAGATTGATGACGCGGTTCAAGACTATGAGCTTCATTGAACTGGGCATCGAGGATGACGCAGAAGCTGTGGACAAGTCCAAGCTCGTGGAGGATTAAGATGGGCGTGAACGTCAACAAGATGAGAAGCAAACCGGCAGATGAGGGCGAGTGTATTCAGCTGTGCCGAGACATCCTAGACAGCATCGACGATGTGCCGGATGCAGGGGCGGACTTCGCTGCCGGAGTGGAAGAAACAACTGAAGGCATCATGGCTACGATTGAAGAGCGTGGCCGGGCGACAGAGAATCAACTGAAGGCTTTGAGGAACATGAAGGCAGGGCTTGATAAATGGCTTGGAGACGATTGATGCCGCTGACTCTGGACAATATTGACAACTGGTTCAAGTACCATGCCCCGATTCCGGAGCAGGTGGAGAAGTACACGCGGCTGAGAGAATCGGCCAAGCAGTTTGCTGAGTGCATTCTGGAGAACACTCCACAGAGTGCTGATCAAACGGCGGCGATTCGGAAGGTGCGTGAAGCTGTGATGACTGCCAACGCGGCCATCGCGTGTGGAGGGAAGTGATGAGCGACAAAACAATGAAGAACACCGACTTTGACGGCGTGGAAAAGAATGTGCCTGACGTCCAGAAGTTCGGCGATGGCGACCTGTTCAAGTTGATCGCCAAGGCGTGGTCCAAGAAGGAAGGTTGGATGAAGTCCACCAAGGCCATGGAGATTGAGGGTGTTGGCTGCTTGGTCCAGGTCACCACCCAGCAGGGTGGCCAGGTGGCTGAGGCTCTGGCATTCGTACACGGTGTGAAGATCACCGGCGATGGCGAAGACAGGAAGTTGATTGCCATCAATCCAGGCCTGAGATCAGATGGCTGATGTTCGACCTTGAAGAGTACATAAGCGCCAATCCAGGCGTCTTGCGCAAAGCTCCAGGCGGTGAGCGTGTACTCAGGGAATGTCCAAACTGCTCTGATCGCAAGGGCAGGACGTATGTGAACATCAAAAGCGGCCGGTTCATATGCCACCATTGTGGGTGGCGTGGTAGGAATCCGGTCAAACTCATAACCAAAGTTGAGGGCATCAACGAGTCTGAAGCGCGCAAGATGGTAGCAGCAGGCTTTGGATTCGCCAGGCCCAAAAGAGAGGCAATCAGACTATTCAATCCAGAGGTGAAAACCTCACCCGGTTTGCCTGAAGAGTATGTGCCGTGTTATGATAAGCGCGCAGGGCGTTGGAATGGCGTTCCAGCGTATCTGAGCAGCAGGGGAGTGAGCAAGAAAGCCATGGCGGCATTCAAGCTCGGATGGTGTGAGCGCGGATACTTCCGTGACCGCATCATCTTCCCTATCATCACTGGTGAATTGATCAGCTTTCAGGCTCGGGCGACTTGGACAACCAACGACCATGAACCGAAGTATGATAGCCCAAAAGGTGCACACCATGGGTCCATGCTCATCGGATACCACTTGGTCAAACCTGGGACAGAGCTATGGATTGTGGAAGGTCCGATGGACGTCATCGGATGCTACCAAGCTGGACTCCCATCCTTGGGCCTGATCGGAAAGTCGATGTCAGATGCCCAAGTGAATCTCATTGCTAAGTTGCAGCCTGCCGCTGTTCATTTGATGTTGGACCCGGAAGCTGAGCGCGATGCGTTGAAGGTGTTGGATTCTTCAGGTTTGCCCTACCTCGTGAGCGTTGATACGGTGAAATTAACAGGCGGCGACCCAGGTGATCTGCCGTCTGAAAGCCTGGCGGAACAATCAAGAAACACACGAAAGTTCCACCGTTCACGCCTCATTTCTGGTTGATGCGAAAAAAGTTTTTCAGCAATTACCACGGGGTAGCGTATTTTCAGAAAAAAGATGAAAATAACACTTTACTTCGTTTCAGATTTCAGCTATGCTTGTTAGTAGAGGGCAACGAGAATAACACGGAGGCAACGACATGGCGAAATCAAAACTAGATAAGAACGGCCACGAGCGGGTTGAATGCCTGATCTGCAAGTCGGAAGGCAAGTCAGGTTGGTTCCACCAGCTGGCCGTTCATCTCTCCAGTGTCCACGAAGTCAAGGTGGACCAATACCGCGCCAACTTTCCCGGCGCGTTGACCATCTCGGCATACTCCAGCGAGCAAGCGAGCAAGGGCCAACTCACGAAAGGTAAGGAATTGGACTCCATCGCTCCAGCCGTTGCCGAGCCGAACACTGACGCTGAGAAGTCGCTGACCATCGGGTGTGCCGAGCTTTTCATCCGTGATGACGTCAAAGAGGCTGAGATGCCGTTGGTGCCCGCCCATGACGACAAGTTCCACATCGACGTGAAGGTGATGGAGGAGCTGGCGCTGGGAATCCAGATGATGGAGAACATCCTCATCGCAGGTGAGACGGGTTGCGGCAAGACCACTACCGTTGAGGAGCTGGGCTCCATCGCCAACCAGCCGGTCAAGACCCAGAACCTGCGCGGCGACATCCGCAGTTCAGCCTTCATCGGGCAGCAGAAGATTGTCGTTGATCCCGAGTCCGGTCAGTCCATCGTGACCTTCGTTGAGGGCATTCTGCCCCAAGCGATGAAGAATGGTTGGTGGCTGCTTCTTGACGAGTTGGATGCCGCACCACCGGCCATCCTGTTCGTGCTTCAGCGAGTCCTGACCCACCGCCAGCTCTGCTTGGATGACGATCACGGGCGCGTTGTCGAAGCGCACCCCAACTTCCGCATCATCGCCACGGCGAACACGCTTGGGCGCGGCGATGACTCCGGACTTTACACCGGCACGAACATCTTGAATGAGGCGTTTTTGGACCGGTTCGGCACGGTCATCCTCCAAGACTACCTCGGCACCGGCAAGCACGGCTCAGAGCTGCCTGACGATGACGCTGAGCTGGGCGTTGTGGCGAACAAGAGCGGGCTGAATCGTGAGACCATCAAGAAGATGATCACGGTGGCTCGGTTGGTCCGCAAGGGCAAGCGCGATGAAGAGTGCTACTGCACCTTCAGCACCCGGCGCTTGCTCAGCTGGGCGAAAAAGACAGTGGCGATGGGTGGCGATTGGGACCGTTCCAGCCGGCTCACCTTCATCAATAAGCTGGGCGAGGATGATCGCAAGTACGTTGAGCAGATCATGCAGCGCGTGATGGGCAGCTCGAAAGGCAGGCGCTAACATGGCAACGCTACAAGAGCTGAGAGAGATGTTCAGCACCAAGCGTGTGGTCAAGCTCCAGCAGGAAGCGGCGGCCAAGGTCGCCAAGAAGATGCCCAAGGCCGAAGTGGTGGCCGTCGATGAGTCCACCGGCACGAAGTACCTGGCGCTGTCCATCGGCGAGGTGCTGTGCTACGCTCGCCTGGAGATGGTTGAAGGTTCGCACGACAAGTATTGGGAGGTGGCGGTGGTGTGGACCGGTTCTGAGCTTCAAGTGGCTCGTCACTACGGTCGCAAGGCCGATACCAAACACCTGGATGAGAATGTCGGCAGGTGGGAGATTGTGAAGCGCGGGCTCGGTGGCAACGACCTGAGAGGGTTGTCCAAGGCCAAGAGTGAAGCCAGGAGGTTGTATCACGAGAAAAGTGGTTCACGCCCAGGATATAAAGCGGTTGATTCCATGGCCGGGATGGAGCTGTAGCGATGGCCAAGAAATTATTTTCAGATTATTTTCGATTATCTGAAAATAACACTTTACTTCTTTTCAGCTTTCAGCTATGCTTTTTAGTAGGGCAACGAGACTGGAGCAACCGATGAAAAAGCTGGGAAGACATCCGATGGAAGGCGAGTTTGGGCGAATCGCCAGGACCATGGCCGGAACACGTGGGCTCACCGTAGACACCACGACTATGAATTGCGACACGGACGGCAAGACCGTCATCCGCATCCCGGCCAACGCTGACTTCCTCAAGGGCGCGCACAAGCAGGTCATCCACGGATTGCTGGACCACGAATGGCTTCACGTGAAGGCTGAGCGTGTGGCCGTGGAGCAGCGCAAGCTTGGCAAGCGCGTTATGTTGCCCAGCGAAGCGATGAAGCGCCAGCCTGATGCCAAGCACCGCCAGATGCTCAACGTCTACAAGGACATCGCTGACGAGTTGGCAGGCGCTGAGGAGTTCAGAGGCGTGTCAGAGAATTTGGATGTGGCCGGCCAACACTCGATGAAAGAGCTGTACAACCGGCGCGGCGAGTTGACCATGTGGCGCCAAGTCACTTGCGGCATCATCTCCGTGGCACGCGGTCAGGACACCTCGTTTCTGAGCGACGGCGCACGCGCAATCATCGACCAACTCACCGATGAAATCGAGGACAGCCGCAAGGCGCGCACCACTGAAGATTGCGTCAAGCTCGTTGATCGCACGATGGCCAAGCTTCAAGACCTGAGCGAGCCTGAGCCTGAGCAGGGTGAGGGCGAGGGCGAGGGTGAGCAGGGTGAGGGCGAGGGCGAGCAGGGTGAGGGCGGCGGCAAAAGCGGGCAAGCCGGTGACGAGGATGGCGATGAGGGTGGCTCGGGTGACGAGACTGACGGTGACTCCGGTGACGATGGTGACAGCAAGGGCAGTGGCTCCGGTGACGAGGAGCAAGCTGACGGAGACAGCCAGGGCGAAACCAAGCCAAGCAAGGGCGACAGCAAGGGCGACAGCTCCGACAGCGACGCAGCCAAGGA